GAACGAGGACGCATGACGCACGAACTGGGCGAGCTCCACCGCGAGGACTGCGCGTCCCTGGTCGAAGATCGGTGCTGGGCGTGCAACTGCGACGGCCCGACCGCGTTGGCCGACCTGCGGGAGCGCCTAGCCGCAGCGATCGAGGCGGCGGCAGCGTGCTACGACGAACCGAACGCCACCGTCGGCGAGGAGTGCTACGCGCAGGGCCTCACCGACGCCGCCCGAATCGTGCGGGAGCGGCCATGAGCGGCTACGACGAGTTCCGCCCCGCGACGACGCACAACCCCGCCGACGTGCGCTACGGGCGCGAGTGGGTCGTGCGCTTGCCGTGGGACAAGCCGCCGGCGTCCGCGAACGACCGCGACCACTGGCGCGTCAAGGCCCGCAAGGTCGCCGACATCCGCGACGTGGCCTGCTACGCCGTGCTCAACGCCACCCCCGACAACCTCGTCGTGCCCCTGTTCAAGGCCCTCGTGGACGGCATCGTCGACGCCGGGATCGTGCCCGACGACACACCCGAGTACGTCCTGCGCACCATGCCCGTCATCCTGCCGCCCGACGGCGACCCCCGGCTCGAGCTGACCATCCGAGAGGTGCTGGCCCCATGACCGACGAACCCAACATCACCGTCCACACCTACGCCACACAGATCCCCGTCTCGGCTGAGTTCGCCCGACGCATGGAGGCTGACCGCGCCCTGAACGACGCGATCATGGCCGGATTCATCGAAGCGATGCGACCCAAGACCGGCGACGAGTTGCGCCAACAGGAGGCGCGCAACGCCGAGCGCGAGGCCAAGCGCATCCGCGAGTGGGAAGCCAACATCGCCCGCCACGCCGCCGCAGCCGGCAACCTCGCCACCGTCGGCAACCCGTACGCAACCCGCCTCGCCGCGGTCCTCGACGATCACGGGCCCAACGGCTACGGCGACTGCGGCACGTGCGGCACCGACGAATGGTCCGAGGACTGGCCCTGCGCCACCTGGCTCGCTGCAACGGGGGGAGACGCATGACGTGCCCGATCTGCGCCCGCCGCGAACCAGCCGACGGACTCACCATCGACGCCGTCTGCCTGGCACGCATCGACGACGACCTCGCCCGCATCGTCGAACTCGTCGCACAAGCCTCCGACTGGCTCCACCCGCGGCAAGGCACGTCCGGCGTCCGCAGCGTCCCCGGGTCAAGGCCCCCGCTCAGCGTCGAAGCGCTGGACGCGGCGGTGGGCAACGACGTGCTCCCCGTCCTCGAGGAGTTCGAGCGAATGACCCGTGAGCACTTCGGCCTAGGCCCCTACGGCATCGCCTCAGCGGCCCGTGGAGCCTCCGTCAAGGGCTGCTGCGACTTCCTCCGCGCGTGGCTGTTCCGCATCGCTGAAACCGCTGACTACCCCGTCGAAGTGCTCGCCGACGAGGTCAAGACACTCCGATGGGGCGGTGAGCTCCCCGCAGGCCACTTCAGCGGGCTTGAGGTGTTGGACCCCGACCACGACCGCCCCGACGGCATCCGCGTCCAATGCCTCGGCGACCACCCCGACGCCGACGGACGCACCTGCGGCAACCGCCTCACCATCGAACCCGGGATGCTCAGCCAGGACGTCACCTGCCGGCGCTGCGGCAACGTCACCACCGCAGGCCACATGATCTACACCGCATTGTCAGACCCCGCCGTTACCGTCTGGGCATACCCCGACGTCATCGAAGCCACCCTCGGTGTGAAGGCATCGACGCTGCGCCAATGGGTGCATCGCGGACACGTCACGAAGCGGGGTGGACGGTACGACGCCGGAGCCGTATACCGCAGACGGAACACGCCCGTCACCGAGGTTGCAGGATCGTGACGCATCTGTCACGCTTGGGGCGGCGCACCATGCCCGAACCGGGCATAGAACGCCCCGGCGACGCGTCAACGTCCCGGGGCCGGCCGACTGGCTTAGGAGTCGACGTGACAAACGGTACCAACATCGTCCGTAATCGGGGAATCGAGCGGTTGACGCTCGAGAGCCTGGGGCGTATCTCGCACCAGTTGCCCCCCGTCATCTACGCATTCCGCCTCCCCGACGACGTCGTCAAGATCGGGTGGAGCTCAAGCCTCGACAACCGCAGGCGAACGCTCAAGGCCAAGTGGTCCGACCTCCTGGCGATCAAGCCGGGAACGCTTGAGGACGAGCAGCGACTGCACCGCCGCATCTCAGACGTACACCGCCACCATGCGATCGAGTACTACCTACCGACACCGCAGATCATTGCCATGCTCAACGAATGGCGATCTGACTACGGAGTCGAGCCCATCCCGCTCGCCTCTGCCGCATAGCCACAGGCGCCAGGCCCTCAACCCTCACAGGTTGGGGGCCTTCGTCGTTCACGGAGGAGGCCCGATGTCCACCATGACCGACGTAGACCTTGAGGCCGTGGACGAAGCCCTGCGATGGGCAACCGCCGGCAACGTCAGGGTGTGGCGCTTCATCGACCAGCGCCTCGACGAGCGCCTCGCACTGATGCACGGCGATGCCGCCTAGGCGTAGGCCAGACCTCGACACACCCGAGTACCGCAAGGCACGCGCCGAGCTGCGCGCGATGGGCCTGCCGTGCTGGCTGTGCGGACGGCCCATCCGGTACGACCTCGCCGGCCCCGACAAGCGCGCCTTCAGCGCAGACCACATCGTGTCGCCGCTCAAGGGTGGCGGGCACGACGGCAACCTGCGGCCCGCCTGTCTCGGCTGCAACTCACGCCGAGCTGCCCTTGAACAACAGGGCTACCGATTCGACCAGCAACCCGAGAGGGACTGGTAGTTCACATGCACCCCCGCCTGATCCGCGGGGCTAGGAAGGCCCGTCACTCCTCCAGGTGGCGGGCCTTCCGCATACCTGGAGGTCTACATGAACACCTGCTCCATCGATGGCTGCGACAAGGCGGCGCGCTCGGCGACACCCGGCACGATGTGCCCGATGCACTACCACCGCGCCTATCGGCATGGGTCGCCCGACATCACCTCGCGTGAGTCCAGCGTGAGCGTGCACCACGGGCGCAGGTATCGAACCGTGGCGGTAGCGGGTCACCCACTGGCGTCCAAGAGTGGGCGAGCATACGAGCACAGGGTGGTGTTGTACGAGGCCATCGGGCCGGGCGTACACGCGTGCCACTGGTGCGGTACTGACGTCGAGTGGCTGCCTCGATGGTCGAAGGGTGAGTTGCAGGTCGACCACCTCAACTCCATCGGTGACGACAACAGGGCAGAGAACCTTGTGCCCGCATGTGCACGCTGCAACACAGCGCGCGGATCCCAGCGCCGAGCGGATGCACTACGCGAGGCCGGATGGTGGGCCAATCACGACACGATCGCGGGCCTTCGCACAGGCGGACGATCCCCGCGCGTTGCGTGACGCGCCGTTCGATTTTTCGAGGGTGGGCCGAGCGTGACCGCGTCCGATCGCACTTTTTTTGGGCCTCTGACCTGCGAGGATGACTGTGAGTGACCAGCAAGCATCACTCCATGTAGCCGTCACAATCGAACACGCGACACTCACGCCCACGATGCGGTCGTCCCCCGAGGCAGTCCTGGTCCGTCGTCTCGCATCGTTGATCGACGCCACGTCCACCGCCGGTGAGGCGGCCCGTTTGTCGCAGGAGTTCCGCGCCGCGAACGAGGCGCTCCGCGAGGCGGTCCTCCGAGCCGGGAAGCGTGGTGATTCCGTCGATGCCCTCGCCGCTAAGCGCGCCGCGCGTCGGAAGTCAGCGGCCCCGAATCCTGGTCGCGCCGGAAAGCGTCAGCAGTAGCGGCGCGGAGGCGGTCGAGCTCGCACGTCAGGCCGGCTTGATCCTCGATCCGTGGCAGCAGTACGCGCTCGAGGTCGGGTTGGGTGAGCGTGCCGATGGTCAGTGGTCGGCGTTCGAGACTGCGGTGATCGTGTCGCGGCAGCAGGGCAAGGGCGCGATCTTCGAGGCGCTGGCCCTGGCGAAACTGGTGCTGTTCGAGTCGCAGCTGTTCATCTACTCGTCGCACGAGTTCAAGACTTCCCGCGAGGCGTTCCGGCGTATCGGCGCCCTGATCGACATGACGCCTGAACTGTCGTCGCGGGTGCTGCGCACGGTGAAGAACCCGAGCGAGTTCGGGTACGACTTCCGGCAGGGTCAGCGTCTGCGGTTCTTCGCCCGCTCCGGCGGGTCTGGTCGTGGCTGGTCCGCCGATGACCTGTTCTTCGACGAGGCGTTCAAGCTCGGCTCTGAGGGCATCGGCGCGCTCATCCCGACACTGGCCACCCGGCCCAACCCACAGATCTGGTACGCGTCGAGCGCGGCCTGGGCGACGTCGGACCAGTTGCAGGCGCTCCGCAAGCGCGCCCTGTCTGACGACGACGCAGGCCGTCTCGCCTACCTCGAATGGTCCGCCCCCGAGGACGCCGACATCCACGACCGCGATGCGTGGGCGCAGGCGTGCCCTGCGCTGGGGTATCGGCTAACCGAGGAGTTCATCGAAGCGGAGTTGCGCGCGATGGAATCTGAGCCCGACATGTTCCGCCGCGAGCGTCTGTCGATCCCGGACTCGCCTGACGTCGCGTCGGGTGGCATTGACCCGGTCGTGTGGCAAGCGTCGGCCGATCCTGAGTCGGCCGCTATCGACCCGGTGACGTTCGCACTCGAGGTCGGCGATGACCGCGAGTGGTCGTGCATCTCCGTCGGTGGCAAGCGTGCTGACGGGTTGTGGCATGGCGCTGTCGTCGACTACCGACGCGGCACCGAGTGGGTCGTGGATCGTGCCGCTGAGCTGTGGCGCAAGTGGTCCCCGTCCGCGTTCGTCATCGACCCGTCGTCGCCGGCTGGGTCGCTGATCCCGTTGCTCGAGGCGCGTGGCGTGGTGGTCACGAAGGTGACGACCCGTGAGGTGTCGCAGGCGTGCGGCCAGTTCTACGACTTCGTGCGGCAGGGCGACTTCCGCCACCGTGACGATCCTGCGTTGAACGTCGCTGTGCGTTCGGCGACGCGGCGCACTACGGGCGACCTGTGGCGGTTCGAGCGCCGGTCGTCCACCGACATCTCGCCGCTTCTCTCGGTCGTCATCGCGCTGTGGGTCGCTTCCCGTGAGCGTGTCCCGTTGGCGGATGCTGACCTACTCCAGACCTTCCATTGACAGGAGCCCCCGTGCGCTACGTCACCACGCTCCTCGAGGTCGCGGCGTGCGGGTTCCTGATCGCCGCTGCCGTCGTCGCCTTTGGCCTCGCCGGTGCGCTCGCCGCCGCTGGCGGACTGTGCGTTGCGGCGTCCTACGTCATCTCGCGGGGTAGCGCATGAGCCTGATCTGGTCCCGCAAGGCTGAGACCCGAGACATCTCGTACGGCGACGTGTGGTCCCGTGGCGGTGACGTGTCGGCGATCTCGTCCTCGACGATCAACTCCGCGCTGCGGCTGGCCCCGGTGTACGCTGCCACCCGCCTCATCGCTGACCAGTTCGCCGCGGCTCCGCTGCGCGCGTACAAGGTCGCACCGGACGGCACGCGCGGTCGCATGGACCGTCAGCCGTCCCTCATCACGGCCCCGTCCGGGACGGTGTCGGCGTTCACGTGGAAGTACCAGGCGATCACGTCGGTGCTGCTGCGCGGCAACGCGTACGGCCTTGTGACTGAGACAGACGCGCAGGGCTGGCCGACAACGATCGAGTGGATGAACCCGGACAAGGTCGTGGTCGACGAGACCCTGGCCTCGCCCCGGTACTTCTACGATGGTCGCCCACTTGACCGCCTGTCCGTCGTCCACATCCCTGGGTACGTCGTCGCTGGTTCGTGCATCGGCGCGTCGCCGCTGACCGCGTTCAAGACGGTTATCGACACGGGCCTGCGGGCGCAGGAGTTCGGCAACGACTGGTTCAAGAACGGTGCCGTCCCCGGCGGTGTCCTCAAGAACACGGCGCAGCAGATCGGCCCGGAGGTGGCGCAGGCCGCCCGTGACCGGTTCAAGGCTGCGACGCGTGGCCGTGAACTGTTCGTGACCGGCAGCGATTGGGAGTACTCGACGCTGTCGGTGCCGGCGGATGAGGCCCGGTTCATCGAGACGTTGAAGCTGACGGCGACGCAGATCGCCAACGTGTACGGCGTCCCGCCGGAGCGTGTCGGCGGCGAGACCGGCTCGAGCATGACGTACGGCAACCGTGAGCAGGACAGCCTCGATCTGGTGACCTACGGGCTGCGTCCGTGGTTCGTGCGGTTCGAGGAGGCGCTTACGTCGCTGATGCCTCGCCCGCAGTACGCGAAGTTCAACATCGACGCGATCGTCCGCGCCGACCTCCTCACTCGGATGCAGGCGCACGAGATCGCAACGCGCGTCGGCCTCGAGACGAACGATGAGGCCCGCGAGATCGAGGACCGTCCGCCGCTGACCACGGATCAGAAGGCCGAGTGGGTCGACACCTACCGCAAGGCCAACGCCCCCACGACCGCGCCTGGCGCGACCGGAGGAACCCCGTGAACGTCGAGCGCCGCTACGTGAAGTCCCCCATCGAGTTCCGTGCCGCCCGCAAGGCTGGCAGCCCGGGAACGTTGACGGGTTACGCCCTCAAGTACGAGACCCTGTCGCAGAACCTCGGCGGGTTCGTCGAGACTGTGGCCCGTGGTGCCGTTGACAAGTCCCTCGCGGACGGCCTCGACGTGCTGGCACGGTACAACCACGAGGACAACATGCTGCTCGGGCGTACGTCGTCCGGCACCGTGTCCCTGTCGTCCGACGAGGTCGGGTTGGCGTACACCGTCGACCTCCCCGACACCACCGTCGGGCGCGACCTCGCAGTACTCGCCGAGCGCGGCGACGTGTACCAGTCGTCGTTCGCGTTCTACACCGTCTCCGACTCCTGGGGTCAGACGGAGCAGGGCTTCCCGCTGCGCACGCTCGAGCAGGTCCGACTCGTCGACGTCGCCCCCGTCAACACCCCCGCGTACCTCGACACGTCGTCCGGCCTGCGCTCCCTCGCGGAAGCACGCGGCCTGTCCTTCGACGACGTCCGCACCGCCGCTGAGGCCAACCGCCTCGCAGAACTCATGTCCCCCGCCCCCGTCGCTGACGAGGAGCGGAGCGCCGACGAGGCGACCGACGAAAGCCCGCAGGTCGACAACCACGGGCTCGTCGTCATCCGTCAGCGGCTCATGCAGCTTCAGCTGCGACGCCCCACCTGAGGCAGCGCGCCCCGCACCTCGCACCCCCCATTCCTAGCCCCGTCCTCGTATGA